AGGTGACGGGCATCAGGCGGCAGCCATTCCAGGGACGAGAGGCACTTGTCGAATGTCACCTGTGGCCGGGCCGGTGTTGGCAGCCGGCACCAGATAACGCGAGATGAGCGTTGCAACGGTTCTGCCGTCGAGAGTGAGATTGGTTGTCAGGCTGATCGGCTGCGGTTGCGGGTTTTGCGGTGGTGGAACCACGAACGACTCTTGGTGAATTTGCGGACCGAACACCGGACCAGTTTTGGGGATGTTCGGGGGAGAGGTGGGTGCAGGAGACGGCTCGGATTTGAAACGGTCGGGGTTCAGCCGCCACGGATGTGGCGTTTGTTTGTGCTTTTCTGCGTCTTCAGGGGTGGCAAACATCCACGTCGGGAGGATCTCATGCAGCGCCTTATCCAGGCTTCGGATATTCATCTCTAACAAAACGAATCCACCCGCTATCGCGACCAACCAGCCGGCAGGGCCGGCCAATGCCGTCAATGCCATCGCCGCAGCCGTGCCAGTCGCATACAGGCCGATGGCGACGGCGAGCACAGATAACTGCGCGGCAAGCTGGCCGATAAACAGCACTGTGTCGGGATGATCTGACACCCACTTCGACAATAGGTTGATCTTATCAGCAAGTTCGCCGATCATTTTCGTCGCCGGCTCAACAAGTGGCTTGCCCAACTCAGTCATCAGGTTGTTCAGCGCCTCGGTGAACTTGGTCAGCCGATAGGTCGGGCTTTCCTCGACCATCTTCTGATATTGATCAGCACCTCGCGCTTGTTGGATGTTGCCGATCTCTTTCTTCTGGATGGTCTCGTTCTGGATCAGCTCGGCGATCAGACCTAGCAGCGGTGTGCGCAAGCCCGAGCGTTTGATCTCATCGACCATCTGCTCGGTATTCAACCCCTTTTTCGCCATCTGTGGGATCAACACATTCCAGACCCAGCCGGCGAGGTCGTGCATCATCGTCTGCTCGCCTGTGATGGCACCAGGGGCCAATTTCCAGAAGCCACCCTTGCCCGGCGTGGCTTTCTTCGGATCAAGCATCCCGTAGCGTTCAAGCCACTCGACGGTCTGCTTGCGAAGCTGCACGGCGCCGAGCAACTGCTGCTGCGCGCCCTGCAACGCAGTACCGACAGCGACCGGGCCGATCGACTGAATCGCTGGCAGCAGATTGGTCAGACCTTCCAGAGATAAGGTGTTGACTGATGCCTTGCCCGATTGACGCAACTGGAATAATTCAGCGCCCGTGATCCGGCCTCTAGTCGCGGTGATGACCGCCTCCATCCATTGCGCCATCTCGGTGATACGCGCGACGCTAAACTGTCGTGTCTTAGGATCGACGGTCATGCCCGCGTCTTCGAGGAACTTCATAAACTGATAGCCTGCTTCACCTGCCGGCTGTTTGGTGACGTTCTGTAGGACTAAATTCAGCTTGTTGACAGCCTCGCCAAGTTCCGCGGCATGGGGTGCTGAACCGCTGATATTCCGCAAGTCGATCAGGGTCTTGAGCGTCTCGGTTAGGTTAGAACCGGGCACAGCGAATGTTATCTTCTCGGCCTGTTCTGTCAGCGTCTTGATGTCGGCTGGCGAGTAATTCGCCATCTTCATCTGCGCGATCTGCTGATTGTAATCGACTGCCTTCTCGACCAGCTTGGTCATTACGCCGAGTGCCGCGCCACCTGCAATCGCTGACATCGCGCCTACGGCGGCGATCTTGGCAGCATTGAACTTGCCCGCGAGGGCATCAGCTTGTTTGCCGAGACCGAATAGCTCCTTTCCCAGTGCCGACAGAACGAGACCGGCGTTGGACGCCAGCGCGATCTGAATGCCAATGCGATATACGTCTGCGATGGAAGGACACTCCAGCCGATGCGTTATTTACCGGCGGAGGTTACTCGTCGGGAGCGCCCAAACTTTTGATGAAAGCCGCGGAGCCGGATGACGGATCGAACACTTGGGCCGGCGATACCGCGCCACTATCGAGGAGACCGACGACCTTTTGTTGGGTCTCGAAGTCAGTGAGGTACACACCCAAATTGCCGCTGATCAACTTGGCTTCCCACGCATAGCGACTCTGGCCGGCAAGGAACATCGTGTACTCCACGCCGACCATCTCGGCGATCTTGTCGCTGAGCCGATAAGCGGCGAGACCGAGAAACGATCGCGGCGGCATCTGACTGGTGCCGAGTTCAAGCCACTGAGCCTTTGGATCGTCGGTGCCGACCTCGCCGGTATCGCCATGCACCTCGTGTGTGATCGACGCCTTCAATGCGCCAGTTTCGAGCAACGGGTCATCGGCGCCTTTCTTGGCGATCGTGGACGGTGCGAGCGGCTCCCAGGTCGCGAATGGGCCGGCGCCTTGCTGATAATGTCCAAGCTCGCTTTTAGCTTCCTGTTCGACGGCGCGACAAGCGACTTCCAGCAAATGATGTTGCATATCGTCGACGCCTTTGACAAGACCAGCGACATGCGCAACGAAACCAGCGACGGTGAACTCTTTCATCGCTTATCTAGCCAGCGCCTCGCATTCCAATCCCATTCATTACCCTCAAACCGCCCCATCACCACGCTCATCGCGATCATCTCGTGCGGTTCCAGAGTCCAGATCACTTCCCACGGGACGCCATTCTTCGCGAGCCAACAGGCTTGAACGAAGGTAGCGTCCCCGCTCAGTTTTTTGCCGCGGCCAGGACGTCAGCCTCTTCGTCCGGGTCGGTGCCGATCCCCATCGCTTCGGCGATCGCCTTGAAGCCCTCGTCGCCGAGACGCTCAATCGCCGCGTCTACTTGCACCAGATTGCGCGGCTGTGGTTGCGGCACACCGTCAATCTCGGTGACCATCGCCGCCACCGTAGCAAGGCCCAGAAAGCCGGTATTGTTCGCGTGCTCGGCGCCAACCGCCCGCATCAGCCGGGCGGTATCGAGCACCGTCAGACGACGGAAGGTGATCTGCCGGCCATTGCTGTCCGTCGTGGTTTCAGTGGGTTTGCCTTCGATCCGTGCGGATGGCTGGACCGGCTTCTTTGTCGTCATGGGGAAAGGTTATCTCCGATGTTATCGACTATCTATCGTCAGAGTCCTTCATTCGGCCACCAGAAGTGCGCCGCGAGAAATCCAACCACCACGCCAATGAGCCATCCGAACGGCGGCCATGCACGGGAGACGCGCCAGACAAACGCTGATAGGGTGTCATGGCCCAGATGTAAGGCGAGCCATTCGAGTGCCCCGAATACGACTAAGACGGACAGCAGATAGGCGACCCAGATCCAGTCATACCATGAGGCTTGTTGCACTGCGGTCCGGAGTGAGTTCATCATCAGCAGTCAGACGACGCTGCGGAATTAGACGCTCCGGCGCCGGTTGGCGATCCAGTCCACCCGCTGCTTTACTGAGGCGTCGGCTTTCCAGGATCCAGCATCGGAGAGCTTCAATGCGACGTTGTCGTATGCGAACGTTGACTGCGAGCCATCGGTCTCGGTGATATAGGTGAACATTTGAGCTACGCTCGCTGTGCCACTATCAATCCAGGCGGCTTCCTTGTTGCAAAAGAACAAGTCGAGGGCAGGCGAGCCGCGTTCTAGCTCAAATGATCCGCTCCAACCCCATTCCAGTTCCGCATTGAGCACCGTGCCGGTAATGAGCTTCACGCGAACAGTATCAGTCTCCTGCTTGCTTTCGAAGCCGGTTAGGTTGTCTAACTGCACTTGGCCGCTTGATGCTTGCAACACAATCTGAATGTCGCGACCAACGTTGAAAACGCCTTGTGAATTGTTGATAGGCATCTAATTAGGCTCCCTGCGTCGCGTTGGGCTGCTGGATCACGACCGTTTGCCCGCCTTGAATGTTGCAAATGAAATACTTGGCGATACCCAGGTATCTGACGGACACATCGGCTTGCAGATAGTCCAGCGCCGTGCGGCTCGGTGGGTTGTTCGTTACGTCACACACCACACTGAAGGGCAAAGTGCCATCGGTGCTGCCGAGCATGCCTTGCTGCATCATGCCAGTCAGATAGGCCAACAAGGTCGCACGCACCTGCCGGAACAAATCCTTGGTGATGGTGCGCCCGACATACACACCCATACCCGCCGCAAGCGTCGCGGCGATGTAGTTCGTCATCCGGGTGTAGTTGTCGCCGTTGATCGCCGCATTGGAACTGGAGTTGTTCCCGTCGCGCATGGTGAAGATGTTGAGGCCGCCGGCACCGGGATTGGTCAGAACATCGAGTCCGCCAAGAAACAAGGTCTGAAGCTCTGCCGACGAGTAGCTGGTGTTAGCGAGCGGGTTGATGCCCGTCTTCTGGGTGCCGATAATCCCGTACAGCGGCTTGTTCAGACCTGACTGCTCGGGGCTGAGATTGGCATAGCGACCTGCGCTGAAACCCTGCGGGCTGACCAGCCGGATCACGTTGTTCGTGTTGTCCTGCCACCAAACCCAATCGCCATGCAGCATCTTGGTCGCGTAGCTATCGATGCCGGCGCCCTGCTTGGCAGTCACCGCGGACGAGATGCTCGTGCCGGACGGCAGGACTTGCTGCATGAAGATGCCTTCCGACAGGCCAAAGCCGTCGATGACGCCCCATTGCGTCGAATCATCGGCATCGGCGAGCACGCCAACGCTGACTTGCTGATTTCTCAAGCAGTACATGCCCTTGCGCGGTACGGTATCCAATCCGACGAGGGTGCTCGCCGAAATGCTGTTCACACCGTCAGAGCCACCCGAGAGCGTGTAATTCGTCAGGGTCGGGTTCGCAGTACCGCCCCCGGCCGTCGCCACAATCAGGTTGCTGGCGTTGCGGAGCTGACCGACACCCGTGTTGATCGCCGCGGCCATATTGCTCCAAAGGGTCGCGCCAGAACCGCTGATGTTGTCAAACTTCTCGATTGCCACGCCGGTCAACGCGACAACCACGGAGTAAGTCCCCGTCTTGCTGCCAGTGCCGATGGTGACACTGATCGAGTTGCCGAGTGATCCGCTGTAAAGCGCCGTGAAGGTGATGCAGTTGGTCTGCACGATGATGCTCGCCGCGGCATCAGAGCCATCGGTGACGCGCACCACGATGAAGTTTTGTGCGCCTTGCTGCACCGCCGTCGCGACCTGCGTGCCGGCGTCATACTTGCGCGCCATGATCGGGCCAAAGGTCTGGGCGTACATTGCCATGTTGCCGATGATGGTCGGCGTATTCGTCGGTCCCCAACTCGCCGTGCCAACCACACCAATGACATTGGTGGGCACACCGTTGAGAAGGTATGTCTGCGGTGGGACAATCTGAACGAACAGATCAGGCACCACGAGAGCCGTGGTGTTGATGCTGCCTTGCTGGACAATCGGCATGGTGCGTTACTCCTTCGCGCCTACGGCTGCGACGGGAGCCACCTGCACGACCTTATCGTGATGCTCATCCAGCAGCGACTTGACGAGCTTGGGATCGGTGATCAGTTGGCCTTTCTCGTAATCGAGAAAAGGCACTGTGACGATGAGATGGTTCATGGCAGTCCTAATGGATCACGGACCTATTTAGATGGCTCACGGCAGAAGCGTGTTGCCGCTCATAAGCTGATTGATCGGCTGATTGATGTAGCCTTGGAACATCACGCGCGGGAATTCTTGCTGCAACGTCGTCGGGTAATCCACCGCGTAATTGCCGTGTCTGATCCACAGCCGCTCTTTGCTCGGCGCGTCATCGACATGACAGCCGCGATACCAGATCGGCCCGGTGAAGCTGCCGTCGGGCGCCTCGATCATCCGCACGTTGCTCAGATACCCATCCACTGTGCTGAACACGAGGTCGCGGGTCGCAGGATCGGGCGCCCACACGCTGACGCGGATCAACTGCTCCTGCCGGCGCGTCTCCAGAAGCGCGGTCGTATCGGCGAGCACCATCGCCGTGATGGTCAGCGTGGTGCTGATGGTGATCGCGGGGCCGGCTGCCGTCGTGTTCGGAATGTGGGCCGCGAAGATCGCAGCTACACCAGCCGGCGTATCGGACGGGCTGAGCCGATAAGTGTAAGCGATCGGCGGATAACCCACGCCGACGACCTGGGTGTTGTTCGTGACCGAGCCGCCAAACGTCACCGTGTTGCCGCTCACAGAGGCCGTGAAGGTGGCATTCGGGGTCAGGACATCGGAATACTGGCGGAAATACCGGGTCGTGTTACGCGCCATCCCAGGGCTGGGGAACACGCTGATGTTGGTGATGCCGGCGAGCAGATCCGTATCGAGTTGGGCTTCTAACGGCCAACCTCTGAAGCATTTTAGGGGTGCATTGGTGACCGGAGAAGTGACGACGCTGCCCGGTGTGTAATTGGTCAGCCCCATCGCCAAAGCGACTTGCGCGACCACGCCATTCTCGACATCAGAGAGGTCCATCGGCTCAGCTCCCGGCGTACGCACACGTGATGCGCCACCCGGCCGGCGTGAGTTCTGTTGCAGACACCGTAAAGCGGCGATTCAGGTCATCGACCATCACATCGCCCGTCTTGAAGATCGTCGTGACACCAGAGTCATCGGTGTAGGCCGGCAGCATCACTGCGTACCAGGGCGCGCGGGGATCGGCTGGAAGTCCAGACGGGTTTACCTCGCCCTTCGGTCCCAAGATCATCGAGGCCGGCCATTCCGTGATTTGCGGGTCACCTAACCCGGTGACGTTACCGCCGTAGTAGGCACTGCTCGTTGGGGTGCTGCTCGGCCGATAGATGCTGACGACGCGGTTGGTGAGCACGCACAGCGCCGGACGGAGCGGCTCGATGTTGGCGACGAAGTAGGTCCGGCAGCCATCTGTCAGGTAGTCGGCCGGCTGGATGTTCGTCAGGTCGAGCAGGGCATAGCTGTGCATCTCGCCCTGGACGGCCGGCGCCTTGTGGCTAAACCGTGGATCAATATCGAACCCGGCATACACGATGTCGATCAGGTTGATCGGATCGATCACCGGGCCGGTGCTGATCGGTCTGTAAAGATTGAATTGGGCACCGAGCTTGCTGCTCGCGATCGAGTACCCGTGATTGATGCGCGACTGAATGAGGGCTTGGTTGGTCATTGGCAACCGTGATGTGTCACAGGAATGATCTCGCCAGTATCTAAAATCTCGATCTCCTCGCCTTCCTCAGTGTCGCGGACAATCACCTCTTCCGGCTCATAAGTCTCGATCTCCCCAGACT